GGGACCTTCAGTCTCGTGCTGTAGGATGGAACCCCAACCGAAGTCAGAGCCCGCCCGAGGGACTGGAGCACAAATGCTGAAGGTCTTTCGACTGGGTCGAAAACGGGTCGTCGTTGTTCGATGGCATAGCCGATGGTATCGCTGATTCCTTCTCCTCCCCCAGGAATAGCTTACCGAGAACAACCGCACGAACCCGGGCTTCGGATGACCTTGCTTCGCCTACCCACTTTGGTAGGAGGAAGCGCCCGTCAGGTGCACGCGATCGCACAACAAAGACCGTCGGGGGCGAGTATTGCTTAAGATAAGCTAGTGTCTCGACTGGGGTCCGTTCTTCCAAACTAGGAAGTTCCGACACCCAGGAGCCAACTATCTTCTTTAGCTCACGCTCTCCCAACCGGGGGCGTTTGTGGTTGAAACCTCGCACGGTAAGGACCATCGATCGGTAAGTAGCTATAGTGGCTACTTCCGTTAGGTCCTCTAAATCCATGCCGGTGTCTTCCATCAAACCCCCGTCTTTGTCTGTTAGCGAATCTAGCCCTGAATCGTTGACCACGTACGTCCCGTCACTTAGGAAGTAAGAGACATCGTCGCCAGTCAGCTGAGACGCCATCAATCGAATACCATCGAGTGATGCGCTCACGCCTACACTGAGAGACTTTCCCTCTATCTTCGCTAAGCCCGCACGGGCCTTGCGCTCCAGTGTTCTCTCATCAAGAACTCCGGCACAAGGTGGCACACCATTCCCACCCTCGGAAATGGGTAACCCGTCGTACAACCCCACTGATTCAGCGAGTCTTAAACTAGATTTAAAGCATTGCTTCATCACTCGACGGATGGTTGAATGAGCTCTCGGGTGCTGCTGCCACAAGGAATCAGCGGCAAGGAGAACTCTTATTCTCGTCTCTACAAAAGCGGTAGATGAGGCGTCTCTAACGAAAGAGATGTCTCCTAAGTCAGGACGAACCAAGCCCCGCAAGGGGATGGCTAAGTCGCGACTATGGGAGACTACTTTACAAGATGAGGTGGTGAACTTGTAAAGTCTTTCGATGAAGACTCCTCGGGGTCTACTGCTAGACGAGATAAAGTGTTTCCCTTCGCTGCTTGATGCCCCGCAGGAAGCGGCTACCTTCGAATACTCTAGAGAAGTCCTCTCCCACACAGCTGCTAAAGCATCATCTCCACATATGAGTGCACGGTTCAGTTTGAACGCGTGCGTGGATTTGATGCGCTTAGCGTCCGCGGCCCTTCTAATTGCATAGTCCCACCAGAACAGGTGAGATAGCGATAAGAGGGTCCACGTACATGGCTGTCCCATCAGGATTCCTCGTTGAGTTTCAAAGGAAGGAATACCTAACGAAGGATCATAGCTTATTCTTTGCGGGCGGAGGTGCAAAGAAAGAGCTTCGATCTCTAAGTCGGTAAACCGCCCAGAATCACTCAAACCATCCACGATTGCCTGTAGGAAATCCCTTTCAAGAAGGTCTGTTGCCCTCTTCAGGTCCGTCGAAACCACACACTCACTCGACGCACCGTGAAGGTGACTCACCTCCTCGTCTTGGAAGCCCTTCAGGGTCGAAGCGCTACTAGGATCTCTTTTGAGACCTGCTAGGATACGCTTACGCGGTACGTGCCCCAGAACTAACAAGGAGACGGGTGATTTAGTCACAATACGAGCCTTTAATCCTCGCTCAAGAACTGCATCAGCTACCGCCGGTATTGCACCGGGGTACTGTTTTGCACGGTCTCGAGCATGGAGGAGAAGAGAAACGTCTTGGACAATTTCACTCCAGTCCTGAGGCATCATAGAATCGTAAGTCACAAATCTCTCCACGTGACTCTCTGATTCTTTATGAATACCCCAACTGCACACTTCCTCTATTCCGCCACCTTTCTTGCAACCCTTCTCCAAGCAAGCCGAGGCTTTGGGGATATCTGGACGTGCGAGAGTGTCCGACTTAAAGCAGTATCGCTTCGCCCATTTGCAAGCGAACTTCCTTGCTGCAAGTCTGACGTTTTCTGGCGTCTTCTTACTAGTTGACAAGTCTATAGCGTGCTGTTTCATATTCTTGACCGCCGTATCTTGAGTTCCCTTGGGGAGGGAACGTCCAAGAAACGAGAGTTGAGCGGAAGTGGAGCTGCCATCATCGAGTATCCAACGACGCCGTTGGGCTGATGATATCAGCTTCAGCTTACCCAAACCCTCTTCGAGGTCGGTGAATTGATCCAGTGTACTTAAGAGCCTGTCGGCACTACCTCTTGCCCTCCCATGAAGCGTTTCGCGAAGAACACGGACTGACTCCACAACAAGGGATCTACGATCACTAGTCACAACCTTATTAAAACAAGGAGGTGAGATGATCGTAGGATCATTCTTGAGGCGGGGAAAGTCTTCGTCTACCGTGATCGCATCAATCAACGGTTGGTTAGGCAAGGTCAATCCATTAGGATCCTTCTCATGTCCCTGAGGACATACTGAAGAAGGACAAACCGCTCCGGCCAAGGAGGGGTTTGATGGGAGATACTTACCTGGGTTGGTTCGTTCCGT